ACTCTTCATTAAAATAGAGGCTAGGTAACGCTGACATTTTTATGCTGACATTTTTTCGTAAAGCTAAATCATAAACGCTGACATTTTTTCTGCCCGCTTTTATAAAGTATAACCTACCACCCGATTTAAATTTTGTGTGATGGTATCTACCAAAGTCTGCATCGACAAGTATCCAATTAGCTGACATTCTACCCCCTTTGTTAGTGTAGGTACGATAGACACGCTTTGTCCGAAGAGCTTACTAGTAAGATTATCGTACCTACTAAGACAGCACACGCTTTAACACGGCTTATCTTAATAGTTTCATTCCATTGCTCCATACTTCGGATGAAAATGAAACCAGTTTTGTAGTCGCTTGTATAGTATTTTCATACCCCATCATTAGACTACTTAGTAGACTTAACAAGAATAAAGGCTTACCAAATCGTCTACCAAACTTGGTACATCTTTTTTATTCTTGTGTTAGGAAAAGGACTTACAGATATATCTACCATGCCCACTCCTAAACATGTTTCTAGTTTTTTGTGTTGTCTAGAACAACCACCCAAGCGTCTAGTTATGTAGTTGCCACCCTATTGTCTACCACAACTCCTCTGTTTCTTATGTTGGGGAACACAACTAAACACTATCCCGTTTATCTGCTTTGTTTTTTGCCGTCAATAAAATTTTAGCAAAGTTATCCACAGGATGAAACTTTTTTATGTAACATACAGTACAATACCATTTAGTATCTGTTGCTCTTATTGTAGGTACACTAACTTTACAACTCATACACTTTTTGTTATCTGCCATACTAACCACTCCTTTATTTCACTTCTCATTAACACCTCAGTTAAGAAATTTCCATAACTATTGACAATATGCTCTTCTTCTTTTTCTTTCATTCCATATTGATAAAAGCCGACATGACAAAGTTCATGTAGTATAAGATTGACAGCATCCATACCTCCCATATCAATTATTTCTTCATCTAAATAAATTTTTAATGGTGGTTTGCTGACAAAACTACCTTGATAATCTGAACTCTCGTACGCTATATCATGGGGTATTCTGACAAGTTCTACTTTAAATGCACCTATAGTGACATGTTTTGGTAGATTAACTATTTTTTTATTCGCTGACATTTTCTAAAAACTTCCAACTACCTACAGTATTTTCTGCACTCTCTGTTCTAACAAGTTTACCCTCATCAGTTATACTATCTTGTTTCTTTAATAAATCAGCTTCATCTTTAGCGTATACATGGTAAACTTTATTTTCTACTACCATAACTTCTACTTCGTATTTTCTTTTACTCATTGACATTTCTCCTTATCCTTTACTTTACTACAGTAAAACTCCCTAGATTTATCTTTTAATGTTTTTTGTTTTTTTAATATTTTCTTTTTCTTCTCTGGATTTGGGTCACTCTCTAACACCTCATCCAAAACACCAACAGTTTCTTTAGCTATCATTAATGTACATCCTGTACAAGTAAAAAATAATAAGGTTATAAAAATTATTCTATACACTATAAATTAACTTAATAACTAAGTCTCCATTGTTTATTGCTGTTTGTATAACTAACTCCGACATTTTAACTCCCTACATACATATCAGTTTTTTTACAAGATATGCAAAACCTATCAAACTTACTTTGTATATCAAATTGTTTTTTGCATAGATAACAAGTTCCCTTACCTATTGTTTTAAAATAGTAGTTATGGCTTGCCCCCCTTGTTTGTTTTTTTGTTTTTACTTTGTATCCACCCTTTTTCTTTTCTCTATGTAATTTACCTAATACGGCATTTTTAGTAATACCTAATTCTTTACCTATCTCTGTCATAGTCATATTAGTTTTAGATAACTCAAGAGCCTTTTTAAAGTTATCATCTGTCCACTTAAAAGGTTGGTTCATATTCTACTCCCGCATCATGTAATTTTTTATAGTGTAGATACACACTTTTGCACTCATGGTAACTACGCATTCTACCCTCAAATTCTGCATCATACATTTTATTTTCCCATTTTTTCATTTCCGTTGGTACATGTAAAAGATTTCTATCCATAAGTATATAAAGTGTCCCGTGGTGGGGGTTCTCCCTTTTTACTGATAAAAAAAAATCTGTCAACAAAAAAAAATAGTTGACATTAATTTTTATTTCTTTAAGGGTTGTTTTAGATACTGTGAAAGTGGATAAAACCGCCACCGACTAGCGTTCCGTCAAGTGCTTTAAAAAGGGAGGTCAGTATCTAAGTAAGGGGAGTATGTTACAAAACTTTTTAAAGAATTTAAATCTATCTGTTAATGAAACAACAAGAATAGATTGTCCTATTTGTTTTAATAAAAATACTTTTTCTGCATTAAATACAGGCACAGAAGTAATTTATAATTGCTTTCATGCTGACTGCAATATTAAAGGTAAAACTCGTAATGAACTATCTAAAAAATTATTTGCTGAAATAGAACGGCAAAAAGAACCAGAAGTATTTTATGTTAGAAATCATTGGGAACAAAGTTTAGAAAATAAAGATTACAGAGAATATGTTAAACACTATAATTTAGAAGATTATTATGAGATTATGAGATACGACCGCCATACTCATAGAGCGGTATTTTTAATTATGAAAGATAATAAAGTTGTTGATGCGGTTGGTAGAGCTTTATACAAAAAAACAAAACCAAAGTGGTATCGTTATGGTAGTTCTGGTTATCCATTTGTAGCGGGTAAAGGAGATACAGCTATCATTGTTGAGGATGTTGTTAGTGCGTTAGTTTTGTGTCAATACTGTGTCGGTATTGCTTTACTAGGAACTAATTTATTGCAAACTCATGTTGATGTGATAAAGAAATATAAAAAGGTAGGAATAGCACTTGATAAAGATGCAAGTAAAAAAGCTGTTAAATTAGTTGACGACTTATCTTTAAATTTAAACGCAAAGTTTTTATTATTAGAAGATGACATAAAAGAAATGATAGACGAAGATATTAAAAAGTTAGTAGATAAGGTAGATAAGAAAGCTTGGGGGTGGATGAATGATACATACTGAAATCTTATCTATTTGTCTAAATCATGAACACTACAGTAAAGTTCGTAGGTTTATTAATCGTGATATGTTTAATCATGAGTATGGTATGGTATATACTCTAATTGAAAAGATACATGAAAAATATGATAACAAAGTATTAACTACTCGTGACTTAAAGGTCATGTATACTGACCTATATCCTGCTGTTCCAAAGGCTACTAGGCAAAATATATTAGATAGGATAGATGAGTTGGATGAAAATAGTCCTATTTCAGACCTAAATTACGATGCTATAAAAAACTTTTGGGGTAGACAAAAAGCAAAAGAAATAGGAGAAAAAGCTGTTGACATTTATACAGGGTCTGACTCTGACATTAGTGGATTAAGAAGATTAGTAGAAATGTTAGATGAACAGAATATGGTAGGTAGCGAAACCTACAATCTTGTTGAAGAAGATATTGAAGAGTTATTTACTTTAAATGGTGGTAGTGGGGAGTTTACTCATAGGCTGTTAACAATGGCTGACAATGTTCCCGCACTAGATAGAGGTCACTTTGTTATTCTTTTTGCTAGACCAGAAATTGGTAAGACAACATTTTCTAGTTTTAATGCGTCTGGCTACATAAAACAAGGAAAGAAAGTAACATACTGGGCAAACGAAGAACCCGCAGTAAGAATTAAACTTAGAATAGTACAATCATATTTTAATCAAACAAAAGAAGAAATTGCTGACAACATAGAAAACTACAAAGAAGAGTACCTAACAAAAATAAAACCTTACTTAACAGTTTTTGATAGTGTAGGTACACACATTGATGAGATAAATGAGTATGCTAGAATTTACAAACCAGATGTAATGTTTGTTGACCAGTTAGATAAAGTTCACATTACTGGGCAGTACAATAGAACAGATGAAAAATTAAAAGATGTTTATGTTAGAACAAGAGAAATTGCAAAAAGGCATGAGTGTTTAGTTTGGGCGGTATCTCAAGCTAGTTATGAGGCAGAAGGTAAATCAATTATAGATTACTCTATGTTAGATAACTCAAGAACAGGTAAGGCGGGTGAAGCAGATTTAATTATTGGTATCGGAAGAGGTGCTGACAATATTGATTTATCTGACCCTTATCGTTGTATAACAATAAGTAAAAATAAATTAAACGGATGGCATGGTTCAAGACATGCACGGATAAGTATACAGAGAGGAGTGTTTGAAAGTGATAACGACACTTGATGTTGAAACAACATTTGATGTTGATGCTGACAATAAAATAACGTCTAGTCCTTTTAATGGTAACACATTAGTTTCAGTTGGATATAAAATTGATGACAATCCAGTTGAGTATTTATGTTTCTATCATAGGGATGAACCACCGACACCAAATGCAAAAAACATTTTACAAAAAGTTTTAGATAAAACTGATGTCTTAGTAGGACATAATATAAAGTTTGACTACAGTTGGTTAATTCAATGTGGTTTTACTTACGATAATAAATTACATGACACTATGGTCATGGAGTACATCATGGCAAGAGGTGTCAAGTGGGGATTTTCATTAGAAGATTGTTGTAAAAGAAAAGGTGTTGCACTTAAAAAAAGTGAACTAATTCAACCATTTATGACTAATAAAATATCTTATGAAAAAATACCTTGGAACATTGTTCATGAATATGGTAAACAAGATGTTGAAAGTACATATCAACTTGCGATTGCACAGTTAAGTAAATTAAAAATAGGATGGGGGGATTTATATGTCTAATGGTATACTACCTACTATAAAACTTTCTATGGAGCTAACAAAAGTTTTAGCTGACATTGAAATGAATGGATTGCATATTGATGCTGACATATTAACAAATATAAAAAATAAATTTGAAAAAGAATTAATTGATTTACAAACTTACTTACAAGAAAAAGTAAAACATTTTATGGGAGACACACCGATAAATTTAGATTCACCAGAAGATAGGTCAATACTTTTTTATTCAATGCGTATTGTTGACAAAAAGGTATGGGCTTCAAGATTTAATATTGGTTTTGAAATGAGAGGTAATACAAGAAAACCTAAAAGAAGAACTGAGTTTTCTGATATGAGAGAATTTTATACAGAAATAAATACTATGGCTCGTGCTGAATTAAAAACACATGGAACTGTATGCCATAACTGTCAAGGAACTGGTAAATACACTTACATGAAAAAAGATGGCACGCCTAGTAATGTAAAAAGAAAATGCAAAACTTGTAATGAAAAAGGTTTACTATTTACTAATAAAAATGAAAGAGCGGGTTTACGATTAAAACCTAGAAATTCTATTGATTGTTCTGCTATGGGATTTAAAACTGACAAAGAAGTTTTAGAAAGTCATTTGACATCTACTAAAGGAGTAGAGCATGAATTTTTAATTAAGTATGTACGCTATTCTGCTATAAGAACGTATCTACGAACTTTTGTTGATGGTATGCAGAAAGCAATAAGCAAAGATGGTATGGTACATCCGCAATTTATGCAGTGTGTAACAAGCACAGGTAGACTATCATCTCGTAGTCCAAACTTCCAAAACATGCCTAGGGGTAATACTTTTCCTGTTAGAGAGTGTATTACATCAAGGTGGGAAGGTGGTAAAATACTAGAAGGTGATTACTCTCAATTAGAATTTAGAGTTGCAGGATTTTTAGCTAATGACAAACAAGTATTTAAAGATGTAAAAAATGAAGTAGATGTTCATAGTTACACAGCAAGAATTTTAGGCGTTTCTCGACAAAAAGCAAAGTCTGATACTTTTAAACCTTTATACGGCGGTATATTAGGTACTCCAAAACAGATGCAATACTATCGTGCTTTTAAATCTAAGTACGATGGTATTACTAGGTGGCATAAAGAGTTACAGAATGAGGCACTAATCACTAATAAAATTAGATTGCCAAGCGGTAGACAATACTTTTTTGCTAATGTAGAAAGATTGAGAAGTGGTAGTGTTACCAACTCTACAGCTATAAAAAACTATCCAGTTCAAGGTTTTGCTACGGCTGATTTACTTCCTATTGCTTTAATTAACTTAAAAAAGTTGTTGACAAATCGTAAACTAAAAACTATTATCTGCAATACAGTACATGATAGTGTCGTTTTGGATGTTTATCCGGGCGAAGAAAAACAAGCTATCACAACTTTAAAAGATGCTATGATGTCTTTATCAGATGAGTGCATAAAGCGTTATGGTTTTAAATATACAATGCCAGTTGGTATCGAGCTTAAACTAGGTAATGATTGGCTAAATATGGAGGAGGTTTATAAAACCAATGGTTGAAAATACAGAAACACAAGCATTGTCGGTCACTACTAATTTTGACAATTTAAGTGACGCTGACTTAATGCGTTTAACTGGACAAACAGATGGTGGTGGGCCATCGGGTTCGGTTTTGTCAAGACTATCAATAAACTACGATACGGAAGATGAGAATGAAAATCCGTTGCCTAGAGGGCATTTTGCTTTAAAACTTGATGGTGAAAATATTTATTCTAAAAATGTAAAGTTTAGACCTTTTATTAGGTTATACGCTTACAGTTATTGGGATAACTCTTCACAAGAATTTACATCTAGTGTTCAAATGCCATCATTAGGAGACCAATTTGCAGACTCTTCTGGTTCGTATAAATGTGGAAAGTTATCTAGAGAGCAAGTAGAAAGCTTAAAAGATGATGACCCACAGCGTGTGATACAAAGTTCTATTAAATGTAATCAAGTTTTATATGGTGTAGCAAGTATGGAAGGTAAAAAATCTGATGGTAAAGAAGCCAAGATTGATGAAGTTCCATGTGTTTACTACGCAAAAGGTACAAACTATGTTCCATTTAGTACAACGCTTGCTAGTTTAGCAAAACAAAATAAACCTATGATAAGGACAAATCTTTTGTTATCTACCAATAAACAAAAGTCTGGAGGTAATTCATACTTTTCAGTAAATGCCAAAATAGGTGATTCAGTAGACTCTCTATCTGATAAAGATAAAGAGTTATTAAAAGAATTTTCGGTTGCGATAAAATCCGTAAACGAAAGTGTCATGGAGAAACATAAAACTGCTGTTAAACAAAAAACAAAAGATGGCGACCACTCCCTAGCTATTGAGTTAGACGGGTAATAGCGTGTTATATACTCTAATAGAGAATTTTCTCTATGATGCAGTTCGGGGGGAAGGAAAACTTCCCCCTGAAGTTATTAAAGAATTTGGTAAATCCTGTGAAAAAGCTTTAGAAAAACAATTTAATGAAAAGATGGATTGGCGTATGCGTATGTCCGGTCTAGGCAAGCCTTTATGCCAACAACAATTAGAAAAAAAAGGTAAAGAAAAAGAATTACAATACAATACTATAATTAAATTTCTTATGGGAGATTTACTTGAAGCAGTTGCAATAGCTGTTATGAAGGGTGCAGGTATAGATATTGAAAAAATACAAGAACCTGTAAAATTAAAAATAGGTGGTATAGAATTACAAGGAACATACGATGTTAAAATAGATGGTAAGGTCTGGGATATAAAATCTGCTAGTCCTGCTAGCTTTATGAGTAAGTTTGGTCAGTATGGTAGTTACAATAAAATAAAAGATAATGACCCTTTTGGGTATATAATGCAAGGTCATCTTTATGGAGAGGCAGATAATTCTGATTTTGGAGGGTGGATAGCAGTAAATAAAGTTACAGGAGAGTTTGCTGTATGTGAGGCACCAGAAAATCAAAAAGAAGATAGAGAAGAAATGGTGAAAACTGCCAGTGAAACTATAAAAACTTTAAAATCAAACAAGAAATTTGAAAAGTTATATAATGATATACCAGAGACTTATGTTCCTAAATCTGGTAAAAATAAAGGAATAAGAATAGAAACTGGAAATACCCTATTAGAAGGTATATGTGGTTATTGTGATTTTAGAAAACACTGTTGGCCAAAAGCAACTTTAAATGAAAAGGTTACATCTAAAGCTAAATCAAAACCATTGGTTTGGTATAATAAATTAAAAAATACAGAGGTTAAAAACTTATGAATGTACTATGGTTATCGGCACCCTATAGAAAAGATGATATAATGTCTAATAAAGATGTTGTTTGGGTATATACAGAAAATGAAGAACAAAAAGGTGGGGGTGAAGTTACTGAGTTTATGAGGTCAACAGAAAATTGTCATCCATTAATGGTAAGACAGCACTATGGTAGTGATGGTTTTTATAAGGAAGATAACATACTTAGAACTACGCAAGTAATGGAAAGATATTTTAATTCTTTGTTTATAAAAATAAAAACAGGTAAATTAGCTATATTACCTACAATAGAAATAAATGAAGCATTAATAGAATTAGAAAAAAACGCACCTAGTTTACACTCTGTTTTTGTAAAAAATATTGAAATTACAAATAGATATAGAACAAAAAGTTTAATATGAAAAGAAAAGGATTTCGTTCTGAGTTTGAAAGGGGCTTTGCTCACTGGCTAATAAAGAACAATATTAAGTATGATTATGAAAAATTTTTTATAGAGTATCAACCTAAAGTAAAAAAATATACTCCAGATTTTTATCTTTCAAAACAAGATATATACATAGAGACAAAAGGATTTTTTGATTTAGCAGATAGACAAAAACATTTATTAATTAGAGAACAAAATCCAGATATTGATATTAGATTTTTATTTGTAAATGCTAATAATAAACTTAACAAATCGAGTAAAACAACTTATGGTCAATGGTGTGATAAGCATAAAATACTCTGGGCAGAGAAAAGGATACCTAACGAATGGCTGATATAAACACTTTAGCAAACGAAACTGAAAAGTTATCTTTATTACCAGATAGATTTTATCTAATACTTAAACCTAGAGGTGATGGTAGTTTTGATGTTTCCGCTTATGATACTACTCATCCTGCTAAACCAGTTGATGCTACGTTTTATGTACTAAAAGGCATAATGGAAACTTTAGAAATTGATTTAGATAGATTAGTACAGCTAGGGCAAATGGCTGTAATAGATAAAGTTGTAGAACTTCAAGGCAATGGTAAATCTCCAACTACTGAATTATTAGATTCAGATGTAGAACAAATAGATATAGGTAAAAAACATTGAGTAAAATAGAACCTAATAATGGTAAAACTGTAAAGCAATTAAAGACACATGATTTTTCTGTAACAAAATTTAATAAAGATTTAAAGTATGGTAAGAAACATGAGAAACTTGTTATGGAGTCTAGATTAGACTATGAACTTAAAACAGATAGATTAGCTCATAAAACAGGTAACTTATATATTGAGTATCAATCTAGAGGTAAGGATAGTGGTATAACAACAAGTAAATCTAATTTATGGATATTTAAAATTGTAGATAAAAAAGATAAACATTTATTTTCTATTGAGATACCCCTTGACAGATTAAAAAAATTAGTACATAACAAATATTCTACTGTTCTAGGAGGTGACTATAGAACATCAAAAGGTTATTTAGTTCCTATAATAGACTTAGTATCAGTATGACAGTAGAGTTTTGGCAATGGTGGATATTAGTTATGGTTACTATAAATACTTGTATAAATACAATAGTATTTTTTGTAGGTAGAAAGTTTAAAAAGAAAAAGAAATGAGTGAAAAAACAAAAGATTTTTTAGAAGAGGCAGTTAGATTAGTAGGTGGTCAACGTCAAAAAGATTATGGCGATAAAACAGAGAACCATAAAAACATAGCTAATCTTTGGTCAGCATACTTAGATGTGGATATTACCGCAGAGAATGTTGCTATCATGATGAGTTTATTAAAAGTAGCAAGAACTAAATTAGGTGCTACTAATAAAGATACTTATATTGATATGGCGGCTTATGGTGCTATTGCAGGTGAAATACATTTTAAAACGGGAGATAAAAATGGAAAATAAAATAGTTAAGATACGCAAATTAGATGATATAACAGAAAATGATTGGGAAATAAATTTAGATAATGGAGGGAAAATTTACCATACTCATAAAGATTTTTATGAGATAGTAGAGAAAGGTATGACACCAGATAAAGTTAATAAAGCACCTACAATAAGTGAAACAAATCCTGCTATGTTTTTTCCTAAAGATGAGAAAGAACAAAAAGAAAAAGAGATTGTTAAAAAGTTTAGAGATGATGTTAAAAATTTAAATGGTCATGAGTTTAATAAAAAATATCATAACAAGAACAGGGGAGATAATGTATTTGATGACTAATGAATAAAAACGATACTGTAATAGCAAGTTTTGAAGTTAAGATAACTACAGAAGGTTTGTTAATTTTGGAAACTAAATTAGCAGATTCTTTTGAGTTTACAGAAACAATGGATAAATGGAACCCCGAATACGAAAACACCCCGGTAATAGCATCTATGTTAGATTACTATTCCGGGGTGTTTAATTTAATGATAAAAGATAGTCAAAAATTAACTAACTAAATACTAGTGCTAATATCGTTAAAATCTTCTATAGGGTATGAGTCTGCTTCAAAACAAAAAGACTCAAAATGAATTTCGTTATCTCCTTGACTTCTTGCATATGATTTAAAATCTTTAATCATAATCTCATTGTATTGTAAGCATGTTTCCATGTCTGGATATATGTAGCCTTGATATCTTACGGAAGGCCAGTTTGGCATTGATGTTATTATTATTGCCATCACTATTTTAATCATTTATCCCCCTAGTGGATTACTACTTTGTAACTTTATCTCTTCAATTTGTACATCTTGTAATTCGTTTTCTTTTTTAACAATAGCAACATCTTTACTTAATTCTTCAATGTCTTCTTCTAACTCCCAAGCGTATTCTTCTAATTCTTTAAGTGATTGAAGAACAGGTTTTAAGTTAGCAGGCTCTGGTAACATAGCTATTTGCTCTCTTACCTTTCCTATTTCTTTAAATACTTTTGTTAAATCAACAGGTATAATTTTATCATCTACCTTTTTAATTCTATCAATTAAATCTACTTTGTATTCATTAGCGTATAGCAAAGCTTCATCAATTTTCTGTTCTAATTCTTTATCTTTATCCTTTAATGGTGCTAGGTTTACTGGAGGTGTAGCCTCTATTGCGTCAAGTCTTGAGTTGAATTGACCCCATGTATAAAAGCCTCCACCTATAGCTCCAATTACTCCCAATAGTGCCGCATATGTGCTAAGTTTATCCATTATCTTCATCGTCTTAGTGCCTCCAATTCAGCAAGTATTTTGTTTTTCGCTTTAGTTAAATTTAATAATTTTACCCTGTGTACTTCAACTGGGTCGTTTTGTGTGTAAGAGTCAAGCGAAGTTCCTACATAAATATCTCCCGAGTAGGGAGACAAATCCATTTCTAAGTATAGCCCCATACTAGTGTTTTCATACAGTTGTTTAACTGAATAGAACGCTATTTCTTTGTATGAATCTAGACTATCATCTTTAAAAAATAAGTCTTCTTTTGATAAGTTTTGAGTTGTTTCTTTTGTTACTTTAGCTATTTGTTTAGCTATTATTTTTAAATTCTTTTTTAATTTACTTTCTACTTTTGCAACATCTGTAACAATCCCGTCTTTGGTGTCCACTTCTCCGTCTTCCGATTGTATATCTTCTTGCTCTCCATCACTTTCGGGCTGTACTTCTGACTCCTCAGTTCCCTCGCTACTGGGTTCCTCTTCTTTTGATTTTTCTTCGGGTTCGTCATTACTTGCTACTTCTTTTTCCTCACTTACTTGTTTAGATTCAGTTGGTTCTTCCATTTCGTCTGTTTCATCTTTCGCAATCTCTGGAACGCTTTCTTCCTCCGTTGCGATACTTTCCATTGGCTCCTCAAACTCTTCAAAAGATTCTTCAGTAAGTTCATCATTGAACTCCTCCTCAGTTATCTCTTCAAAAAACTCTTCGGCTGTAATACCTTCTTCTTCAAGAAACTCCATGAACTCTTCTTCCATGCCTGTCTCTTCTAAAAAATCCGTAAAGTCTTCTTCAAACTCTTCTGTAAATACTTCCTCCATCATCATTGGTGGTGGTTCCATTACAAAATCATCTTCAAAAAATACCTCTTCCATACTAGGTATCTCTTCAAAACCCTCCATCTCAAATTCTTCCATTATTGGAGGTAGTTCTTCTATATAAATAGTGCTTATATCTTCAAAATAAATTTCATCAAATGTAAATTCATCTTCTATAATTACATATTCTTCTTCAAAATATAAATCATCTGTATTCCAATCAAAATCATCTGGAATATCATCTATGATATCTACTATATCTGTATCAATATCATCTATAATTTCTTGTGTACCCTCATCAATAGGAGGTATGGATGTGTAAGTAATATTTAATTGAACATTATCTACGTCTGGCCCACGATGAGAGTTGTCATAAGCTGTACCTGCTGTCTCATTATACAACTCTGCTCTGATTGTAATATCTGTTTGTGTATTTGAACCTTGAATGTATTCATTTGTATAATTTGTAAATGTACCAACACCTGTAGTGCTATCAGTTATTTCTCTAACTTGTGTAGATACTGAACCATCGGCTCCTGTAACAGTTTGTTTAAGAGTAAGTGTGTTTTCAATATTGTTCCAAAACCATACGTCTGCTCCCATAGTTGAGGTAAAGCCTTGATTAATTTCTGATTGTGTTAAATGGCCATCACCAACTAAATCTACATCTTGATATACATTATCCTCTTCATGTCCTTCAAATGCTAATACACCACCAGTATCATCCATGCCTGTTTGATATGGAAATCCATTCCAAGCACCATGAGTATGAATACCATCATCACCGCTTGTTGACCAACCAGTTGTAGTTGTAGTGTTACCTGTTCCAAAGGTAGAGTTATTTAATATGTTTCCTGTTGTTAAAGTTTCTCCAAAAGATTTAAAAGATATTGTTAACGCACAAAGAAGTAATAGAAAAGACCTCCAATTATACTTATGTCTACACAAATTGACCATACAATGTATATCCTAATCATCCATAATGTTGCACTCTTTATCATTTGTGAACATTAATTATTCTGGTTTGATTTGTTTCTATGTCAGTTTCTATTATTATGTTATCTACTTGTTCTTGTTGTTTAAGTGTTTCTAACTTTGCTTTCTCTTCTGCTACCTTTCTAGCTAGAGCTTCTTGTTCTAACCTTAATCTTTCAGCCTCTTCTTGTCTTGCTATTTCTGCTAGCTCTTCATCAATCTTTGAACGATTATCTAGTTTTGATACATAAGAATCGTAGTCTGGTCTTTCAATATCGTATTTATTCCATTGTTCTAAAGCTTCTTTTCCAATCTTTCCTTCAAATGGACAAGGTGTACCCGCATGAGCCATAGCTGAAAAAACTCTTTCGTCTTGGCAAAGTATAGATACTGCGGCAATTTTCATGCCATAATCGAAAAGTACCTTACTGAGCTTAATACGCTCACAGTTTAAATCCCGGACATGTTTTCCGCCAGATACGCCAAACCCCATAGTAGAAACAGAACCACTAATACCCATGCTACAAACATCTTGAGACATTGCAGAGTATGATGGAGCGTTAGCGGAGTTAACGGGTACATCTGACCCATTGGTAGTTGATGAAGTTGTACTTGTTGTTGTGTTTGTTTGTCCACCGGAATACGAATTTGTTGTTGTTGATGTATAGCCACCTGTAATTTGCGTATTACTGCCCGAAGAATTTGTTTGTGCATTGTTATCATTTGTTGAATCTCCCCATGCTGATGAGCTTATACAAAGTATAAATGTTAGTAAAAATGCTAATAATAAGTTACTTCTTAACAAGGCTACCTCCAAAATATAATCCAATAATGGCAGACATTAGGTGGGTATCCAGTGGAGTAATAACAACACCAAAGAACTCTTTGTCCATTGTCATTTCTTTTTGCTCTATCAAAAATAAAAATCCTCTAGTAAATTCTGTCCAAGTTAAATAAACACTTGTATCAAAAAATACAGGAACTATTTTAGGCCATCCAATAATAAAAAATACTGCTGTTAAAGCAATAATTCTTCTTGTCCATTGAAAGCCTTTATTTTCGTACGTTCTTGCCTTATCTATATAAGACATTTGAGCATCAGCCCTAGCAAGTAACATCTTTTGTTCATCTTGCTTTGCTTTTATGCTTTGACCCCAGATGGACATAAATCCACCTAGTACACTAGAGCCTAGCATTGTAATCATTTCTACCGGTAAACCACCTAACATCTATTTTTCTCCCTATACTATGTTACTAAAGATAATTAAAAGTAGAATAGCGGCTACCGCAACTGCGGCTATCTTTCCTTTTTTACTCAAGCCATTCCACATCTCTTTTAATTTTTTCATACTTCCTCCTAGTTATCTAATTTCTTATTTATGTTCTTTAATTCTGCTTCTATTACTGCAAGTCTAACCTCCATTTTTGTAAACATAACTAAAGCTTGTTCCATTCTATCTACGTCTTGTTCCATTGCCGATATACGCTGTGAGGTCATACCCCAAGTTATACCTAAAGCTAATACTACTCCAACAAACCAAACTGTATCTTTCATGTTCATTGTTGCATATCCACTGGTGAGAACGGATAACGAATAGCTTTACCTATTGTTGTATCCTCTGATACTAGACTTTCTGGATTAGATGGATTAAACTCACCATCTTCACTGTTAACTTCCTTTAATAAAATTGCATTAACAACAGATTTTTGAAAAAACTTTTGTAGTCTTCTATCTTGAAATGGGTCTAAATTAGTAACGCCATCTGTCATAAGTTTTTTAACAATACTTGCTGTTTCTGGATTACTCATTAAATCAATTAGCATTGATGTACTTTGCACTCTATACTTTTGTAAAGCCGCCTCAGTTAAAACATAACGAGGAGATATTACACCCCTGTTAATTGAGTAAATTCTGCTTATCCAACTTTCTACTGATAAAGCTTTAGGCATATTTTGTAAGTTAATATTGTCCATAGCAATACCACTTTTACCGCCCATTACCTGTAGTATTTCAGTAGTTGTTTGTATACCATCTTTACCAAATATAAGTTCTAAAACTTCTTTATTTTTATCTAGCTCTTCTAAACCTAAACCTATGTTAGTTTCGTAAACATTTCTAGGTTTAGCGTTCATTTCATATAAAGCTTGTTGTGATTTTTGTACTGTACCACCTACAGCATCATCAACTTTACTTATCATATCAAACTGCACTTTGTCCGGTCTTATAACTCTAATATTACTGGAGTTGTTCCACCACTGTTTATACAAAGTTTTAGCTACTTCATCAAATTCTTCTGCTTTCATGACAGCGTATTGACCTTCTGTTAATGAAGTTTTTAATGCTTTAAATGCAGTTGGCCCCGCCGCAATAATATTTTTATAAAAAGTATTTGGGTCAGATAAATTAGACCCATACCTAGCAATTAATTTAGAATCACTAAATAAATTTATTTTTTCTTTTATATTTTGTAGCTCTACTTTTACTGTTTTTTGTGCTCGTTGTATGTCTGTTTTTATTAGATTAGTTATTCTTTTATCATATGCTTGATATGTTTTATTCATAGCTCTTGCCGTTACATATCCTAAGTTTAAGTCTTGTATTTTATTTAAATCAAGAATACTAAAATCATCATTTATTCTAAATATAACATCAATATCATTTCTATACTGTATGTCTTTTGGTAAAGTTATTTTTTTCTGTTTAGCTAAAAGAAGAAGTTCACTTACATCGGCAGGATTCATAATAGTTCTACCAGATTCAGTTAAACTTAGATAAGAACCTAACTCTTGATTTAAAAGTTGTTTAAATACTTTTGCCCTAGTAGCAACATCTTTATCCGCCATATCTATTATGTGAGTTTGATTTGGAAGTATGTCATCCCCTGCTTTAACAGGTCTTCCAACCATAGGCTCTATAACTTCACGCATCCATTGTTCAGCATATACAGGGTCATTTAATACTTTATTCCAAGGTATAAATTCTCCTTTTGCTAATTTATGTACATAGTTAGGAACAAGTATGTTATCATCTATTTGTAAATCATTTAAAACTTTTTTTGCATTTTGATTGTCTGGTTGATTTTTTTTAGAGATGTTTGTTCCATCCTGTAAGTTTTCTGTTTCTCTATACACAATAGGACTAGTAGCCATTTCACCCCAAGAGGATAATAAATTATCTGAGTCAAATCTTTTGTGAAAATCAGCCGCCGCATTTATAGCTACGTTATACGCATCTACTTTTTCTTTACTATTGAGAGAGTCAGTTATAGACTTTTCAATAATTCCCATCATGTTATCATAATTTAAACTTTGTATTTTTTGGTCAGCTTGAAAAGCTTTTGATTTAAGAGTTGATAAAGATGAACGTAAATCTAATGCTTGAGGAACAGTTAAGTTTATTGATATGTCCATACCACTTTCTCTAAGTATGTCATACATATCTAATTTAGTTATATCCCCGGGGCTTCTATTAGCATACTTACCGGTCTGTACAATAGTTTCTGACAGGGCACCAAATATAATATTAACATCACCAGTAGTAAATTGTCCAGATTTATCTACTAATAAATTTATAGCCTGTACCATGCTTTCAGATTTTTCTGGTGCTTCATCTACAAAACCTGCTAATGCCGCACGAGCATTATCATTGTCTAGTAGATATCTATTTAATGATGAGTTAGCACCATCTTCTAAAACACGAAACATCTTTTCATTAAACAATCCCGGAGGTAGTTTATTAGCTAAATTTCCAATAGTATCACCTCTGTTTTTATCTAATAAAGTAGATAAGGCTCTATATGAATCAGTAACATCTATAGTTTGACCCTCAGTAAGCTTGCCTAGATTTCCGTAAGCCTTACTTACATCATTTCTAAATACAAGTTTCATTGTGTCATAAAAATCAGATGCAAAATAATCTTGAACTGTGTAACCTTTTGTATAGTTACCACTTATGCCATTTAAATCTTTTGCTACATTACTCCAATGTACAAGTATTTTTTGTGTTACTTTTTCTAATTCTTGGTCTGCTATTACTTTTAATTGGTCACTAGCTCCATTTTTAGATATTTCTTCTAGTAACTGCATAGAGTCTAAAAACTTTTTGTTTTTTAAAGCTACGTTATCAGTAATATTTAATCCATTTAAACTGTCTGAATAAATACTAATAATTTCTTCATAAGCATTTTTTCTATCAGATAAATCATTTCTTATTAATTGTAAACTTTTCTCAATATTATTACCAAATTCAAATAATTCTGAGCTAGGATTTTGTGTGCTACCTAGCATATCTTGTATTCGTCTATCAATAGAATCTAATAATGCTACGGATGAAAGTATATTTTGATTTGCTTCAATTAATTGATTGGGTTGTATGTTAGTAATTTTCATATTTATAGCAGATAATTCATCTATCGCATTCAGCACAGATAAACCTGTCATTTCTGCTATGGTCATATTTAAATTTTGATGTTGTTCTTGTGGTAAACTTTTTCTTAGATTTTCCATAACTTGTTGAGACTGCTCCATTCTTGCTAGTATTCTTACTCTGTCATTTACCGGCAAAAACTCAAACAGTTCCGCAAAACCTCTTAGTTTACCTATTTCTTTTGTTGTTAATGCTCTTAACTCATTAGTTTTTTTATCTCTAATCATTAAATCATCAACATTACCTGTAAAAAATTTTGCTTTTAAATTTTTATCAGACCAAATTTTAGCACCATCTGGTAGCATAGACCAAGAATCTAATCCATCAATAAGTTGTGCCACTCTAAATGTTACACTTGAAGCCGCATTTTTTACATTTTTATGTATGGTTGGCTCAAGTATTGCACCTGCTAGCTCACCACCTATTGCTAAACCATCACTTTC